GCCCTCTCTAGGCCTGTCAAGCCAATCCAGGTTGATGACCTCCTACTTTAACGAAACACTGTTAACTGTAGGGAACCCACGCTCTATTGTAGCCGGTAACCCCATCCCTGGGGACGACTCCGGGTCGAAACGTGGCCGAAGATGGCCGACCGTCTTTGATCCGGATTCCGAGTTTACCATTCGGAACACCGTATAGAGCAGATGCAAACACGGCTCCCGCAGGAAAGCGGGACCATCCGTAGACATCGAACGTGTAAGGTACCCACGCCCGAACATACCGGATGGAGTCTTCATGGCGGATTTGCCAGGTTTCTCGACGATCATGCAGTACGATGTCGCCGAGATCGCTGGGACCCCTACAAGCGCGAATCTGCACTGGTATATTCTCCAGACAGAGATGCCACGCCTTCGAGACCCGTGAGTCGAGAGTTTCATGTTCACTCCAAACTCGACGTAATCCGTTCGCCAATGAAATCCAGTCTTGTGGACTAGTTGGTTCGCGATCCTGGAAATGCGGTCTAACTGCATCACCAGAAAAGAAGTCACCTCCGCAACTTTCACGGAAGGCTCCGGACACGAACGTTTTCTTCAAGTTCGGTTCGAACCCAAAGAACTTCAAGGCGCGCAACACGACGCCAGCCTTATCAGCTGGTACGAGGATATCATCCCCGTAAACCGAGACCAAATTGCTTCCGTCGCAAACAACCCGACAGATGGCATAGAAAATGATGGTCTCTAATTCGAACGTGTAGCCATTACCCATACCTGAAAATTTCTCCAGGTATATCCGTCGGCCATCAGGCATGACGGTAAACGGAACTCGAATGGAGTTTAATAACGAAAACCATTCGTGGGTAAAGAAGAGCTGTACTAACTTCTTTGCTACCGTATCTGAGGCGTTACTAAGATCTATGGTTGCAACAGCCCCTGACAAAGAGGCTTCACGGGCTTTCCGCCTATGAATTAGTTGCAGCATATCGAGGTCAATACCTCGACTGAGTAGGCGACGGCGAAGAAACCTGCCGACAGCCAACTGACTGGCGATGTTGATGGAAGGTTGAGTCGAGATACCCCGATTTTTAAGGGCGTCTTTATCAACACTACTCCACTTATCATGGTCAATCACTCGGATCTCCACATCGCGACTAAGGTTGCGAGCCCAGGCCGTTTGCGCCCACATAGGAATCACGTGAAGCGCTGATGGGGTAACTGTTGGTTCAGAACAAAACTTATGCGGTACGGTTGAAGCTGCACCGGAATCCGACATAGTGCTCCCCTTCCCGAGCCTGAAACTTAAGCTCGTTGGAGGTTTGCCTATCAAACGCGTGATCTCTTGTCGCACTTTCGAGATGATCTCTAGGCGCTTCTCGTCATTAGGGTCCCAAGGACCCTGTTTGTTAATGAATCGAGAAAAGTACGCGTTCGTATGACAACAAAGCTTCTCCGACGCGAGGAAAGTCGCTTCCGCGACCGCCCCCAGATCGATGCCAGTCGGCAAGTCCTTGCATTTTCTAAGGAACCCGATACACTGGTTATCAATCTTAAAACTATCAGAGCTGCGATAGTCACTGGGAAGAGCCCCCATACGGGCAAGCTGTTCCCACTCACCGTATTTAGCCCTCAAGAAACACCCGAGGGATACGGGAGTGTCGGCGCCAACCCAGATTGAGTTGGCCACATGCAACAGATCGTTGATACTCATGTCCTAAGCTCCTGGTTGTGAAAAGCGTGTGGCCTATTTATTCAGCCACGTCATGGTTTGAACGAACGACCCGAGCACCGCGGGGTTTATCACCCCGCTAGCTATGGCCGCCGTCGCTACCGCCGCTATAACAACACGCATCCCGGGCGACATCTTCTGTGGGCTCCCAGTTTTCTTGGAAGCTTTAGAGGCCTTTTTAGGGCCAACAGAAAGCCCGAGCGCGTCTCCGTTAGGTTGGAGCGTAACCATCTTTAAATGACTGCTTGACAAGCGTTTGACCCAGGCAATTAAAACACTGGGCGACTGCCTCGTTCAAGTCCGTCTGCGGCATCCCTTGCGGGATAGCAGCCGAGCCCGAAATTTGGGCGACATTGACGATGGATATGGAGCCGTCGGACGCCGTGGCCGTCTGGGGGTAGGCAAAGGCAAATTCAACCCTACGCACTTTTCCATCCGCGCTTGAGCGAGAAGTGATGCTCAATGACGGATTGTGCGCCGGGGCCGAACCTACTGTAGTGCTTTTCCAGACAGCCGGTGTGCGATCACCTGCACTCGGCACCTTTTGAGAGTAGACGATGTTAGTGGTTTCGTCCGCTTTTTTGACCGTTAGGTCAGCCATCGAAGGCATAGTTATTTCCTCGTTGGTGAAATCTATCGCGGTTTCGGCACTGAGGCACGTTCGCCACGCATAAGACCGGCAGCACGTATGAAAACAGCTCAACTACCTTAGCGTGTTTCCCGTTTCCAGGACCACGTTCAGGATAGCCGCTGTGCACGTACCGACATGGTACAAAGCATAGTTTCGGCATCTCAAGCACCTAAATAGACCTGCCGCCAATGTTCTCGGCGGGAAAGGTTTACCTTGGGAAGATCTCTTAGTTGACTACAAAGGAGCGCAATTGCATTTGCTCCACGTGCCGAATAAAAACCAGTAAAACGTGAAATTAGCTTCGGTACCGATATTGGACCAACATATCGGTCTAAGTTCACCCTACGATCCCTTCTCCAGTGGTTATTGGACGGAATGTAATACCAAAGTTGATCAGTTCGATCAACCTGTCCGTAATACGTAGAGAAAGCATTTTTCTGGCTTAGTCCCATAAAGTCGGTCAGACTCTCTAGGTACTGTCCAATAGGCAAAAACCAATCAACAACGAAGGAGAATGGAACTACCTCCCAAGCTATTGACGCAGGATTAGTTAAGCCTAACTCATTAGCCTGCCAAGCAGTCCAATTCGACAACGCAATTGTTGTTTGTAGTCGAATTCGCAATGTCCACAGATAATTAGTTTCACTGTGTCCATACTGGTTGGCTGAGGTAATCTTCACGGCAAGTTGGCCTTGCGCCTTACCCGTGCAGACCCTATACGGCCAGGGTTTCTGTAGCACATTGACTGCGTTGTAAATATCTTCTACCAGGGGTTTCCAGCCGTATGAATATTCAAGCCAGAGCCCCCCAGCGTCAGAAGCAGTCTTCCTGATCGTACGCTTTTTAATTCCCAGAGCACCAAGAAACCCGCGGAAATCGCGGCGCTTTAAGGCGATAACAGCAGTAGTTAGCTGTTTGACGTGAGCATTAATAGCAGAATATGCTTGCTTACGCTCTGCGAATGACGCCCCGAGTTGGGACGTTTCTCCTTTGACCATCTGCATCAGCCTACTGTATGCTTTCTTGTAGAGCTGATCTTTTAGAGCAGATGATCCAGGATCCAACCACGTGGTGACGTCCCATGCTAGGTGACTAGCAGGATCGGGATCGCCGGTCCAAGCCCGACGGTAGTAACCTACCAAAGAATATGGTAGGGGTGTACTCGTGATGGGCTTCTGTCGATACCAAGTTCGGGTGGTTTTGCCCAAACCCGGCACTATGACAGTACGTGTTAGAGGACCGAAGGTTGCCATAGAAATTTCTCCTTTGGCAACCATCGGAGACCCTCAAGGGCATTGATTTAAACACCGAATAATGGGGCACAAGATGCATGGATGCTAGCTTAGCGTCAGCAATAGCTAGGCTGATACTTTAGCATCTAGGCCCCCCACGCCGAAGAGTTTCCCCTTCTCCGTGTTCGGATGAGTACCAATGGACGTCCCTCTAAAGGCATCAGAAGATGCCGGTTAGTTAAGAGGATCTTGCACATTGAATACGTGCCTGGCGCCTGTCAGTACCCAGAAACAATGGGATGACAACCTACCAGCACACGTGTGCAACAGAGTACCCACTTCCCGCAAGGGGAGTGG